CTCCTTCGTCATTAAGTAATTATATTATCAGAAAAAAATGTTTCTGTCTACTGTTTCTTGATAATAGTTTTAATCTTGTAGCAATGCTATAGGTTTCCAGCCAGTTTTTACCAATCTTAGTAGGCCATGTCTAATAGCATCAAGTGCGTGACCTTCGCCACCCCTGTGCCAGTACTCTAGCTTCTTAAGCTTAGGGTTGTCAAACATTGCTTTTGCATCTGCAGGCGATTGAAAGTAAATATCGTCAGCTGGACGTCCATTATCCATTAGGCACTGCTTAAGTATGCCAATCTGCTCTAGAGAGTATGGCGCTTGAGTGTTTTTAACTGTCTTCGCATTAATCGTAAACCGCTCGCAAGTAATATCTAGGTTATACCGCATCACAGGATCCCACAGGACGATGCGTATGACCTCCGCATACTCTTCCTGTTGTACTTCAACAGACCACTCTAGAACTGGCTCAGCAAGTCCGTCACGGCTGAATAGGGCTATACCAGTAGCTTTCCCTGGGTCAACTGCCAATACATAAATCATGCGTACTTCACCCCCCAATTCTCTAGAGGTCCTTCAACGTCCGCAGTTAGCGGTACAGCCCAACCTTCTGTTGTAGTCATACACTCCTTCACTATTCTTTTGATCTCCTCTGCGTCCTTTCTGGGCGCATTCAGTACAATCTCGTCGTGAACCGGGACAATTAGCAAGTCAGTCAGGTCAGCTTGGTCTAGTTTTACTAAATTAGATTTAAACACTTCAGCTGCTCCCCCTTGAATTAGGTAGTTAACCAGTGTGTACACACGGTCATCATCGCACGGTAGGCGTCGACCCGTCCAGGTATTTACGTATCCCGTACCTTCTGCCTCTAGCCTCTCAAGGCCTCTAGCCTCTACAGCTTTCTGGAATCCCTGCATACCCGGGAACCTAGTGTCAAAGCTATCCGATACTGCACGCATCTGCTCCTCGGCTACGCCTGCAGTAAGTGCCTGCTTAGCTATGCCAGCACCATATAGACGCCCATAAACAACTCCCTTAATTAGGGCACGTCGTCTATCAGACTTCTCCATAGTCGGATCTTGGTATATCTCACGGCCAATCTCAGTAAACGGGTCAGAACCAGTAGCATCTGCTCGCAAAAAGAGTTGAATCAGGTTTGGATCCTGAGATAAAGTCGCAAACATACGGAACTCCACCTGGTCAAGGTCCGAGGTGATAATTACGTGGTCGTCATCTTTTGGCAAGAATGCACGACGAACGGTATCATCGCCTTTGGGGAGAGTCTGCAGAGCTGGGTTCTGAATGGACATACGACCAGTACGAGCACCCATAGTGTTGATAGACGGGTGAACGTAGCCATCAATATTGTCAGTGATAAAATTAGAGAAATAGGTGTTAGCAACTTTAAGAGCCTTACGGTACTTAAGAGTGGTGTCAGCTAACTGCTGAATCTCTGGGCTGCCGTCACGGACCAGCATTTTTAGCTGGTCAGCGTTAGCAGACTTTTGTCCGGTCTCCGTGAGCTCAGTGATAGTAGCGCCCAGGCCTTCAAACACTTTAACCAGTTGCTGGTTACTACCGACCGGTATTCCATACTGAGCCTTACCCCAGTCGCGCACCTGATCTGTATACGAAATTAATTCATCGTACTTCTTCTGAGAGTAGGCAAGATCTAGGCGAGCACCGTTTAGTTCCATTGTTGTCGCGATACGTCTGGTGTTCATTTCCAGCTCGTACGCCATGCTGTATGGCTTGCCTGGAGCAGTCTTCTCCCAGAACCTCTCAAAGAGTCTCATGGTTAGGACGGGATCAAGGGCACCATACTGCCAATAGGGGTCAAACTTAATGGGCACAGTGCCCCAAGTCCACCCATTGTCGGTCATGCCATAGTCCAAAACGGATTGAGCTGCCGCTGCCTTTGAGTCCACATATTGGGAAGTCAACTTTTTTAGAGCTCCGGACCCGAGTGGATCTATGAGCTTAGCCATAATCATTGTGTCGTGAGAGCGATGCCACGGCATTTTCCAAGCCGAGTGTTGGTCAAACCATTTGGCCTCAAAGGCAATATTATGGCAGACTATGGGGCCTTCAAATTTGGACATACCTTCATAGAAGACGCCCTTCCAATCATCCCAAGGAATTGACCAACCAGTCATGGCGTCGCCAACCTGAACTAGCCGTAACTGGCCGTGCCAGGGGGAAAGTGCATCTTTACGAGGCTTACCGGGAAGTTCTCCGGTTTCGGTGTCGATTGCGATGGCTTCCAGCGGACGCCGCTCTCCTAACCAAGTTAGGAACTCTCTAGCTTTGTCAACTGTGTCTACCAAGTGGAGTTGTACTCCGTCTAGACCAGTTGTCATTTTAAATCTTTCGTTAAGGTATTATCTCAACATTATAGATCTCTGCAACGCCAAAGTCAACTTGTGCTGCATCTTTTAATAATCTCTGTGCCACGCTAGTTAAATACTGGGTACCATTTTTGTCATCATATTTGTACAATGCGTCCATAACAGCTTCAGGCTTGTCACTTACTTGTGCCCAATAGCGGTACTTCTCGGGGAAGACTAAATCTAGACCGAAATCAGGTTCACAGTCGCCGCAAGGTTGGGCATTGGGTGCTAAATCGTAGTTAGCGCCCTCTGTTAGCTTATATTTAGACACGAGCGGACATGCGGCCCCATGGAAAATAAGAGAAACGCCGATACGAGAGAGAATATAGGAGCCAGATTCTGTTTTGTACAGCTCAAACTCGATCCAGCGGTACGAGCCTCTACGTGCTGAAGTTGACTTAGCAAGTAGGGCACCTTCGAACTGAAGGGTCCTATCTCCATCTTTTACTGAGTACATATGTCGTTAGTTTTCTTCTAGTGCTTCTAGTCTAGCCTCAAGTGCGTCGTTCTTAGCTGATAACTCCTGTATAGCTTTAGTGAGATACGGGATCAACTCTACGTGATTAAGACTTAGTAGCGGGTTGGCAGCAAAGTCTTCAGCATCTGCCCCATCCATGTCTGGAACAGCTCCAACATTTTCAGAGACTACTCGATATTCAGGTGGGAAGACAGCCCGCACCTCTTGAGCTAAGAATCCAGGGAATGTCAAATCGGGGTCGTCCACCTTGCTAGTGAAAGTGATTGGTCGCAGTTGGGCAACAATGTCTAATCCACTGGCGATATTGGTTACGTTGGTCTTTATTCTAGAATCAGAGCTAGTCACCTGAAGAGCGGTTCCAGCACTGGCTCTTCTAAGGTTTGCCGCGAAATTCGTTGTGCCGACAACAGAGAGCTCCAGTCCGTTACTGTCCACATACGCGCCGGTAGACCCATTTCTACCAAGAAACACGCCACCCGCTCCGATCCGAGCAAAGCCTCCGGAAGTGTTGTCAGTGATATTGACACCAATGCTGTCACCCTCGATTTCACCCTTTAGGCTGTTGCCACTGTAAAATCGCAAAGAATTAGTGCTGCCGAGCATCTCAACGCGCTTACTTCCAGAAGATGTCCTAATCGTTCCGCCGGTTATGTTTCCAGTTACAGAGAGGGTTCCAGCAACCGTAACGTTGTCTAAGTAGCTCTGGCCGTTATTGTAGAATCTAAAGTTTGTTGCATTCGGTTCGCCTAACCCAGTGAGGCCAATAATGCCTGGATTTGCCTGACTGCTACCTCTAATTTCAATTCGCGGAGTCCCCTGAGCACCGGTGCTAATAAAGTCAGTGAGAATAAACCCAGCAGCCAACTGATCAGCGACAACAGTACCGGTTCTTAGGTTTCCACCATTAATTTGAGTAGTGCCAGGAAAATAAACATTATCTCTGACGTTACTTATGGCAGTCTCAGCCGCATTTACGTCAATAGCAGCTTGACCTGCAGTCTGATTGGCTTGACCTGCAGTCTGATTGGCTTGATCTGCAGTCTGATTGGCTTGATTTGCAACACCGCTTACGCTACTTAAATCTGAACTAGTAGCGTAGCCTCCGATCTGAACGCCGTCTGCTATGAAAACTGAACCATTGTTTAGGGCCTGAAACTTAGGAGTGCCAGCAGAATCATACGCAAAAATACCAGCATTATTTAGCTCCACTCTTTGGTTACCTGTCAAAGTAGTACGAATAGAGCTACCCACAACAAGAGCAGCGTCAAGTACTCCCGACTTAATTCTATTAGCCTCTAGAGTATTGGCTTTGATAACATCACCGTTGATCTCATTACCCTGAATTAGCTGGCCGGTAATATTTATGCCAATAATATTCTCGCCGGTGACGATCGTCCCAGGAGTGATATTAGCGGCAGTGATTATGCTGGAGATTGCACCAGCATCGACAAGACTGGCTGTTTGACCAGTTACAGGTAGAGATGGAAGACTTTCAATAGTGTTAGCGTCCTCTAGAACAAACTTATAGTAGTAATCGGTACCGTATTGAATGTTTACGTCTACAAAGGTCTGATTTGGAGCAGCCGAAAGAGAGGCTACCTTACTGCTAAGAGAAGGCGTAAAGCTTGAAGACGCTGCGTCCCTATGAACCTGAAGTGTTACTAGTCCGGGTGGCAGGGTTTGGGCGACTCCGCTGGTATTTTCAACACCACCGTCCCAAACTAAGGTTATAGTCCCTAAGTAGCTAGAGGAAGTAGGAGCAGTAGGCCTAATGCTTGTTATTGTCGTAACAGAAGACGATGCCGCCGTTGTATGCGAGCCAAGTAGGGCCGCAGAATACTGATCGCCGCTGTCGTAGGCTAGAACCTCAAAAGAGTAAGCTGTTCCTTGCCTAAAATCGTTTCCACTAAATGTGTAAGAACTTCCAGAAGCTATTGGGACATCCTGAGATGACCAGTTCCCTGAAGAGCCGGCTCTGTACCTAATGAGGTGCCCGGCCAAGTCAGTTATAGTATCGCCAGAGACGCTAGTTGTTGGAGGTGACCACGAAGTTGTAACCAGAGCAACAGGCCTAGAAGTTACTGGGTCAAACTCAACATCGCTAGTGATGTTAATTGATGTTGGGGGGTTAGGGGGGTCTCCGTCAGCGCTAATGTCTGACGTAGGAGTGTATTCCACCCACCGCAGGCCATCCCAGTAGTAAGTCTCTTTTGATGAGCTGTTAACCCAAATAGAGCCAACTTGAACCCAACTTCGAGCAAGTGGAAAAACGTAAACGTCAGAAACGGGAGTTATCTCATCTGTAGGCTCGTCTACACCTGCAGTAAGGGTATAAGTAATAGTATTGTCAGTAACTGAATCTATGTAAAAGAATCCATCCATTCCAGATGCAATTCGACTCTCGTCATTATTTATTTGATCAATAAGAATGTTGATGTATATTTCATTGCCCGCCTCAAACTTGTGAACGGCATTCATCGTCAGAGTGACCTCAAGACCAGTGATCTCGAAGGAGTCTACTGCACGCTTTGTCTGCAGCCTTTTTCGGGTAGTCCATGTGCTAGGAGCAAGAGTTTCTGGCTTAAATGAGTAAGTATTGGTGATAGTAACACCAGGTAATTGACTAGTTTCTGGGTTATGGGAGTAGCTAGGTCTATCGCTCCAAGGTGGAGTATCTGAAGCAAGTAGCGAGAATGCATCACTATCTACATCAATTTCTTCCGTGCTAGTTCCGTGGATCCCACTCACAGCAAGAGTGGTCCCAATTTCGGCAGAGATATCAGCTTCTAGGTATATCTCTACTCTGTCTTCAGTACTACCAGTTAACTTTTTTGGGTAGTAGTAAGCGTCGTGTATTGGACGCCATTCGTTAGGGGCAGTGCCAGAAACTAAGGTAACAGGAGTAGGGGTGCTAGCCGCAAAATTAACAGCAGACTGGACCTGTCCGTCTGTCAGCAAGCTGATCGGTCTCAACTCTACGGATCTTACACGCTGGTCAAGCCTGCTCATTAAGGTTGAGAGCTTCCTCTTTCTTCTGCGAATTCCCATTATAGGTATACCTTTCCATCTTGAATCGTGACCCCAGAAATAGGAACGGAAGGCTCAATGATGAGCTCCAACGAAACCTCTTCAGGGTAATTGCTTGTATCGGGGACGCTAACACTGAAGGAGATTATTTTTCTAACCAAGACTCCTGAGTCGCTTCCATAGTCTTGCTCCAAGTAACTGCTGGCTCTTAGGGCCACAAAGTCATCATTAAGTTTCACTGAGCACCAGTCTCCCGGACTATATGTTCCAAGCTTAGGGTTGGCAGACCCGTTAACAGAGATAGTAAAGGTGCTAAGCGGCGGGATTGACTCCTCTAGAAGTCTGGAGGCCTGCTTCCATAGTACAGTTTCGTAGGGAGTGTCTAAATCCTCGACAGCATCTAGTAATGGCCAACCTTGATTCAACAGTTTGTGGTTAGATGCACCGGAATATGGTTGGCTAGCGCTAGAACTTAGCCGGGGGTCTTTTCCTTGAACGAAGAA